ATCTCATAGGGTGAACCCCTATGCACATTTTGAAATAGTTTCAACTTATGTTGGATTTGTTTGACTTAGTAATGAATTTGTCAAATTTAAAAGGTCGGAAGCATGAAATTTATTGGCGTATATAATTATATAATTGATTGGCGTTTTATAGAATTCGTAGCTATATCACTGATTTCAATTATACTTTGTATACAGGAACTCTCAGTGGTTGGTTAACTGAGCTGCGGCGATACTAAATTGATGATATTTTGATTACTGATTGTTGTAAATATTTCCAATGTAAGGCTTTATATTTCAATGACTCCTGGAAAGACAGGTATGGTTTGAAAACCAATTTTAGGTTTAAGATACTTAGCGTTGCTGGAAGTGAGTACTATTAGTGAAGTACTGGACTTTTAGATGCTTATTGAGATATATTAGAATATGTACTAGTACCTCTATCTGATATTTTCAACACATAAGTTCTCTCTAAGAAAGGTATGGATCTTCCTCATGGAAACCAAGGCTAAACTGTTAAAGTCAGTCTGTACTGAGGTACAGAAGATCTAGTCCCGTTTATGGTTAGCATATACATATGATGCCGCTTTGTAACCCAAATGCGTGCGCGTGATTACTGTATATGTCCGGAAGCGGAAAACACACTCTAGATGATTCTCGTCTGGTGAAGTACGTACGTCTGATCATCCTATGAGCATGAGCTATCTGGCAATAGCGTAATGGTGCCTCCTAAGTGCTACTTTGTGGGAGTGAATCTCAATGTCCCGTAAAACGGATACAGTGAAACTACACATCGACAATAGGCATTGCGGTACGGAGTATACCTTGAGATCCGCGTCGGAGCGGTCTTCAGTGTGACTTTCATTTTATTCCATGGCTTCTTCAACTCCTCTTTCTCCCCTCTTTTCTTTCATCCCCGCTGAAATTTCCCTTACAGTTATAAAGGGAACAGCACCAGGCCATATGGCCTTAAGACTGAAAAAAGACGCTGTCACAAAGCGTCTTTCCTACACTTATAATGCGTGGCAAGATTTGGCCACGTATATAAGTTCCACTTTATATGACCTCGAGCTATTGCGACCAGAGGTCGAATACATTACTAGCAAATTAGCTAGTAAAGTTATGGGAGGGATTATCAAGACTGAAAAGACTCATAATTTGAGTCGTTGTATTATGAAACTTGATGTTTCAGATTGGGTGGAGTACTACCTTCATCAACGAGGAATTTACCTCGTAGATAACGTAGTTTATAAACAAATTAACACCTATTCCGCCCCTCGATTTGAGTATCCCTCAAATCGTTATACAGTATTAAATGAAGATGAGACGCCTATTGGCGTGGAAGAGGACGATGAACCTCGTCCTTCAACGAGTGGGAGGTTGTCCTTTGAACCTCCAAATTTGTTCCCTGAGGTAATTAACCTCAAAATTAAAAATAAAAAAAAATATAATTATAGTAATTTAAATTATGACGTCGAGCTCCCTTTTAAAGAGGTACCATCCTCTTTAAATTGTAATATGGATTTGCGGGGGAGACTAAGAGATATTATCTCTAGTCTTCGTAGTCTACGCACGAAGGGTTCACTCTTTTGTGCGTACATTAAATCTAAATTTGTACGACCGCCACCAATTCATGAATTGGTTGTTGAATATTATAGACATATAGATCCATGTTACGAAGTATTAGAAGATATACCGGAATATAATTTCGAGATGGATGAAGGTTCACATGGTGAAGTAGGTTTAAGTACAAGTGAAAAATCTAATGTAATTCTGACTGAAAGTAGGATAGAGAGTGAAGAGCAAACAGCTCCAGTCGAAAATGTTAGTTGGACTAATTTGTGTACGAGCGATGTAATCGTGGACTATAATAAATTAGTGGATCGTTGGATTCAGATTGATACGTTCGATTGGAGTAAATCTGTTACTCAAGGTAGTTTATTAAAGACTTATGAATTACCATTGGATTTGGTATTAAAGGAACCTACTACACCATGTCGTATGGCTAATACAGTACCATTTACTATTCATAGGTACTGGAAGGGAGATTTAGAAGTTAAAATTCAAGTAAATTCTAATAAATTCCAAATTGGACAATTACAGGTAAGTTGGCTTTATGTACCTGATTTTGATTCGCAAATTTCAAGTAGATTAAATATTCATAATTTATCACAAGCTAATCATGTACTCGTTAATGCTTCTAGCTCTAATGAAGCTAGTTTAACTATCCCATTTAAATATTATTTGCCATATTTGCATACTAAACCAAGAGGCGATATGCCTCGACCGCTTGTGCTTGGGAAAATGTTTATTTATGTTTTAAATCCTTTGGTTGTTTCTACTGGTGGAAGTGATTCAGCAGCGGTCACGGTATTTATTCGGGCTTTTAATAATGAATTTACAGGTATGATTTCTGGTGCTTTAGATTCTATTGAAAATTTAAGATTATATGAACCAGAAATGGATGCTATGACTGATGTAATAGGCGGATTAGTCTCAACTTTTATAGATCGTAACAGAGACAATCCACCTAATGTGCGTCCGCCGCCTATGCTTGTTCCTACTGCTTCACATTCGTGGGCAGTAGGTACAGGTTTAGGTGAACCTTTACATCCGATGCGTTTGGATGGAAGAGGGCAAGTTCCGCATCCACCAGGTATAGACGTTAATGATGAAATGTTATTACGTTCAATAACGTCTAAATTTGGTTTATTGCGAACTATCGAATGGACGAAAGAAATGGCAGTGCGCACTGTGATATTCGATTGTGATGCAGCTCCTCTCATGAATCGTGATGATTATTATAGAGATGGTAATACGGATAATAATTCGTTGTTCACATATCGAGTACCACCAGTGGGCGTAGTGAGTTCTATGTTTATGTCATGGCGGGGTACGTTAGAGTTTAAATTTGATGTTATCGCTACTCAATTTCATACTGGCAGATTATTACTTGCATATATTCCTGGCGCTAGAAGGGATCAAACAATAACATTTGATCATTTGAGAGCTAGTAGTAATATGGTATTTAATTTACAAGAAAGTCAACAATTTTCATATATAATACCATATATTGCTAATAAACCGATGTGGCCAAGAGCATATGCCGGTGATTATGACTTGCAAGACGCTATTGCACCTTCACGTTTGTATATGGCTGTTTTAAATAAATTGATTCCTATGCAAAGCGTCACTGACAAAATTTATATTAATGTTTATGTAAGAGGAGGGCCTGATTTTGAATTACTTGTGCCAGTACAACCTGCTTTGGGTTTGGGATATAATAATCATTATTTATTCAATACTAATACTACAGGTAATATAGTAGCGCTACCTGGATATTCTCCATATTATTCGGGTCAATTTGAAGATTTTTCTTATGCTGAAGTTTTTAGGTGGGGAACTTTGAGTCATCAGATTGCGCAGTTCACGGAGGCTAATATATATGATGCTGCTCAGAAACAGTATTCATATTCTGCTTTAGTTGTGCCTCAACCAGATTTTGTAGCGCGCGTGGCTAATTCAAGTTCTGGTGACTCTAAGTTAATACCTATAGAATTTGCTGTTTTCTTGTTTTTACCACAGTTAGGGTATGTATGTGGAGTTCCATGTCTAAATGAAAATGCAGCAAAGAAACTTGCTTATAATATTTTAGTTCTAAATAAATCATTAAATGATGATGTTAATAAACCTTACATAATTTCAAACGAATTTTCTACATCTGATAATACATATTGTAAAGATAATCCGGTGTGGAAGATTATATGGGAGAAGATTCCTGTTTCTGAAGCAGAAATGCCAGAACGTGATTCTAGTTCTAATGTAATTATGTTGGGTGGATTAACATCCACTAATTTTGGAATGAAATTGTATGGTGAATATTTTGGCGATTTAAAAGATTTAACAAGAAGATATCAATTATATGCAACTATTATTATTCCGGCTTTTAGTAAAACAGACATGGAGAAGATTCGTGTTAGCTTTCCTATATTACCGCAGGGTTTAGAATTAGATATGGGTACTAAAAATAATATTAATCAAATATTTAATAGAGGACGAGAAGGTCATATTCCTTTAATTGCTTCTGGGTATCGTTATTATAGGGGTGGTGTTAGATTGCGCTTTATAGTTAATCCTAGGTTTGATGCTTTAATTTTTGTTCAACATAGACCTGATCGTATATTAAATAGCACAAAAGTAGTACAAGATGTGAAAGTAATAACTGGTGAATCTGTTGCGAATCATACGTATGCTTCATATATACAATTGTCTAGTGTGAATGGTGTGGTTGAGATAGAAGTTCCGTTTTATTTACTCGGGATGTATGGTTTGTTACAAAGACCTAAACTAACATTTACAGAAGAAAGTAATTATTTTTCATTAGGTGAAATGTGTGTAGGTGTTAGTATAGATCCAAACCAGGCTGATAAACTTAAAAATTGTTTATTGACTGTATATTATTCTATGGCTGATGACATGTCTTTTTCTACTTTCCAAGGTTTTCCAAAAATGGTATTTTTGTCTGACATTCCTAGTGAAACCCCAAAATTGAAAGAAATAGTTTATGATGATTCTATCTCTAATTTATCTTGTATATCTGAGTATGAACCGGAAGGATTATTAGATATGTTCTTTGATAAGGATAAAATGGAACAAGAAATTACTGAAGTAGCAGATAATGTTGTTGATAATACTATTGATAAAGTTCGTACAGCTGTTGCTTTAGAGACAAGTCATTTCACAGATAGTTTGAAGGAAGCTATTAAGTCATTTGATGCTTCGTATAAAGACAATATGTTAAAGATTGGATTAGAAATTATTCATATTATTGCATGTCCTGAAATTAAAACTTTAGCATTATCAACAATTAAAATTCTGTTAGAATTAAAAATTATAATAATTACATCAATGCAGCAGTTTATAACGGCAGTTACGGATTTGCTGATACGTTGGACTAGTAAAGTTTCGAGCGAACCGACGACAGAAACAGCCAATGTAACTCAATTTGAACCGGAAGGATTATTTGATACTTTCGAGGCAAAAGATTGGGTTGCATTTGCTGGTCTCATATTCAGTGGAATATGTGCGTTTACTGGTTTAACGTGTCCGCGACCGCGTAATATGTCGCTATTTTGTTCTTTTTTCACAAGCTCTTTACCAAATGCTGCAAAATCTGGTAATTTTATTGTTTCATTTTTAACATCTACGATTGAATTAGTGAAGAGGTTATTTAGATGGATAATTATGCAAGTCTATCCGGTAGAAGGTATGTTTTATGATATACAAGATCAAATGCCAGAGATTAAGGATTGGGTTCAAGAAGTATTATATTTAACTTCAAAAGATTTAGATTCTAAATTGGATATGGATGGTTATTTTTATGATAGAGTATTTGCAGCGCATATTTTCGGTCAACAATTAACTATTAGATATTGCGAGGAGAAAAATAGCAAAATTAGTACTTTAATTAGATTTGCAGACAAAATTAATCAATATTACGATAGGATGTTGGCTCTTGGTAAGCATCCATTTTTACGTAAAGAACCGTATTGTATTTGGATTGAAGGTGTTCCTGGTATTGGAAAATCATATTTGATGGAATTTTTAACGTCTGAAATGTTGAAGGCAATAAAATATAAATTACGTGGACCAAAAGTATTTACTATAATGCCAGCAGGAGAATTTTGGACTGGATGTAAGAATCAACCAGTCTTGAATGTTGATGATGCATTTTCCGTTGAGATGGGACAAACATTAGAGAGACAACTGAATACTATGTATATGGTGAAATCTCCGGTAGCCCTGAATCCTCCTATGGCAGATTTGGCAGATAAACATTTAAGATATAATCCCGAAATTTTTTATATAAATTCTAATAAAGCTTTCTTAAATATTGCAGGGGTAGATCCCACGGCTATACATCGTCGCCGTGATGCATTGGTACGTGTTCAGTATTCTGACCCTACTCGTACATCAACTTCTCAATATTCTTTAGAAGAGTTATCAGAATTTAAACATATGTCATTTTATATTGCTAGAGACGTTAAAGATATTCAAACAGCATATGATGGACCTTTTAATTATATGCAATTTAAAAAGAAAATTTGTGATCATTTTAGGAAATTCTATCGTCAAGAATTAGTTAATTTTGAACAACGTTTGGAAACATATGAAGCGATTTTAGAAGATGAGGAAACTGAAGAAGATGCTAAGCACATACATACTTTACATGAGAAAGTTATGACTAAACATGACAAAGCTCGTTTAGAGTATTTATCTGCTTTAGATAAATGTTGGTATTCAAAATTGCAACGTTGGAAAGTAGAAATTAGTAATAAATATTTTAATGTTTCGATAAAAGATAGATTATTAGGTCCATTATATAATTTGCGCAAGGAAAAAGAACCAGAAACACCTGAAGTCATAGCAGAAGGTGCTTTAGACCAAATTAACTGTGCAGATATTATTAATCATTTAAATGATTATTATAAAAAATTTGAACTTAAATATGTTGGAAAGCGCCCTGGTTTTAGACTAAATTATATTCCCCGAGAAAATGAAATGATGAATGTTATATATGAAAGAGTGTTCGTGAATCAGATTGTACAAATGTTAAGTTATATTGTAACAGAAGACTATCAAAATTTATCGTATGACTTACAAGCTAGAGGCTTGTATATTGTTTCAGGATTATGTGCGATAATCTATAATTATTATGAGAGTAAAATTAAAATATGTCTTGATACAGCTAATATGACCTCTGAATGGGTTCGAGAGTTTTGTACTACAACAGGTATGAAACAAGATTTTCAATTAAGTGAGTGGGATATTAAGACGTATTTCAGTGTTAATTCCTTAATAAAGATAGATTCTCGCATATTGGATTATATTTTAGAGTCTCGATTAAATAGTTATGAAGAAAACTTTAATATTTCTCGGTATCAACAAGATTTGGTCAGTTTTGATCTTGTTTTTAAAGTTATAAATCAAGTTGTTAAATTGGATATTATCTATCCTGCTTCTGCTACATATAATCATCGACGTTTGTATGCTTTGTATGAAAGTTTATGTGAATGGAAGAGTTCTGGTTCTACTATATATCAGTGTTGTCATTTGGATATGGAGGCTAAGTTTGATCCCGCCCATAAAGTATTTAGATTATCAGATCGTTCTATAAAAGATAATATGAAATGTGGATCAAGCTGTATTTTTAATTCTAAATTTATGCAAGTTACTTGGCATATGCATGTAGTTTATTCAGATAGAAAATTGAGGAAACAATTTAATGATAGAGATTATAAAAAGTTACCATATTTCTTTGCTCATAGTCCTTTTGTTGATAAATTAGAAACTTTGGATTACAAATTTTTAGATTCTTTAACAGTAGATATTTGTGATTGGATTAAACGAACAATACCGAGTAAAGTTTTGAAATGGCTTGGTGTTATTGGCAAAATAGCTTCTTTTATAGTTATGATTTTCATGATGGTAAAAGGGGTTTCCTGGGCTTTTCCAAATTTAGTAAAGTCTATACCTTTTGTAGGATATAATCCATTTACACCTGCTGTTCCACAACCTGAGACGGTAGCTAAATTGACTGAATTAACAAAAGAATCATTTGCCATAGCTGAAAATAGTTATAAAGTTCCGACAAAAGTATTTACTAATCCTTTGCCCTTTCGACTTTCGAATCCTCAAATTAATATTAACACAACTAACAATATTCGTTCCATTATACGTAATTCGTTCTTTATTGTGGCAGAATATATCAATGAAAATGGCACGCCTGTTGAGACCAAAGGCAGATGCCTCGGAATTGAAGGAAACAGAGCGATATGTATACGGCATTATCATGACGTATTTCTATCTTACCCTGATTCCACGCGGTATTATTATGAGACAGTAACACAATTTGGTGTTAATAGAATAGAGCTGGATTACCGCAATTTACGAACGGATTGTATTATAATGAATGAGCCAGGTTTTGGTACTAATTTCTTTATTTTATATTTACCTCCTCAAGTTCCTAAATTTAAAACTATTACAAATTTGATTCCTCCTATTAGTCAACATAGTCATACTGGTAGAACTGGAAAACTTTTAGAGTATGGTGGAATGTATAGAGATGGTGTGCAATTTAGAGTGCATGGTTCATTTAGAATAAAAGGTAGAGGAGCGATGGAAGAAGTGACTGTTATAGGTGGATACGCTTATGATATACATGGATATGGAATGTGTGGTTCTTTGCTGCTAGCTGATAGTTTACCTAATACGCCTCTGATAGCAATGCATGTTGCTGGTGGCGATTCAAATGGGTTAGCTGAACCATTATATCGAGAAATGTTTATGCATTTAAAACCGCAAGTTATTAGAGATTTTGAAGATCCCTCCGACTTATCTGATCTTGAACCTAAACATGTTTTATCTACTAATGTGTTTTCTATAGGTGCCGTAGTTCCCGAAATGTATCATCCTGATTTTGGAAAGACATCTTTAGCTCCTAGTGAAATTGCAGGAGTGTTCCCTATTAGAACGGAGCCTAATCCGTTGTCTATGTATGATAAACGGCTACCTAAAGGTGAAGATCCTTTAATTCGAGGTTGTGAAAAACATGGACTTCCAGTGCGTCCATTTAAAGTTCAAAATTTAGATATAGCGGCTGAACATGTCTCGAGTTGGTTTAAAACATCTATAGTCCCCATAAGATCTACAGTTAGCGCTTGGAGTTTGCAAGATAGTGTGTGTGGAAACGTGAATATAAAGCATTGTGAACCTTTAAATTGGACTTCTTCTCCTGGATATGGCTATACCCATCTAGCCGATAAACAAAGTGGAAAGAAATGGTTATTCAAATTAGATGAAAAAGAAGATGGGTTTATTTTAAAAGGTATTCATCCACGATTAAAAGAAATAATGAAACGTAAACAAAATTTAAGAGAACAAGGAGTAGTACCTTATACTGTATTTACAGATTGTTTAAAGGATACTTGCCTTCCCAAAGAGAAATGTAGAATTCCTGGGAAGACACGTATATTTTCAATAAGTCCTGTAGATTTTACCATTCAATTTAAAATGTACTTTGGAGATTTTTTAGCAAGTTATACTGCAGCACGCCTTAATGCTGGTCATGCTATTGGAATAAATTGTGATGGTCCCGAGTGGACTGATTTGGCTTTAAAATTGCAGAGTAAAGGTGATAATGTAGTTGACATTGATTTTTCAAATTATGGTCCTGGATTACCGTTAGATGTAGCATACGCTGCATTTGCAATAATAATTGAATGGTATCGGTATCACGGTGCAAGCAAGGGGTATATTAAGATTTTATGGTGTTTTGCTCATGAAATTTTAAATGCCTATCACTTGTGTCGTGATCATATATATCAAGTGTGTAGTGGTATTCCTTCTGGTTCTCCTATTACAGCTCCTTTAAATAGTATTGTTCATAACATTTTAATTCGTTTAGTTTGGATGGACATTATGGAAAAACAACCTTTATATTCATCATTAGAAAGCTTTGAAGCGAATGTATGTGATGTAGTGTATGGTGATGATGGTATATACAATGTTAGTGATAACGTTAAAGAGTTATTTAACGCTGAAACAATAATTTCAACTTTTTCAAAATATAACATTGTATGTACTAACGCGCGTAAGTGTGAAGAGGTGATTAAATATTATCCATTAACGGATGCTTCTTTTCTATCTCGAGAATTTCTCTTTCATCCTACGCGTCCTGGTATTTATTTACCTGGTTTAAAAAAAATTTCGATTGAAGGCACCTCAAATTGGGTGCGTCCAAAGGATTGTGGACTTCGAGCTGCAAGCTTGGTTAATAGTCGTATGACTGTTGAATTAGCTTTCGGTTGGGGTCCAAAGTATTATTCGGAAGTGTATGAAAAATTAAGAGCAAAGTGGGCTACTTTAAATGAACGCTTTGTTGCTAAAACATGGACCGAAAGAGATAGAGAAATTTTCGATTTAGGGGTGGATTATATTTATTTTCCTCTAGAGTATTATGTGTAGGGTTAATGGTCAACAGGTTAATTCTAGACTTTCCTTAAGCTTGGGGTGGTTGTAGGGGATTCCCTATGGGGTACAAGCTTGAGGCAACTCCGAGAATATACTTGAAGACATGTATGAATGTTTTCTTTTTGTATGTTTGAGTTGTATTTTTTCTGTGCTAA